GCCCACGTTGAAAAGTTGGGAGACCTGTGGGCCGCCCTCTATCCCACACTATCCACCGGCGGCCGCTGTATTGCTCTTTCTACTCCAAATGGCGTAGGAAACTGGTTTCACCAAACGTGTGTAGAATCCGAAAATGGTACCAATGACTTTTACATGACCACTTTACTGTGGGATGTCCACCCCGATCGCGACAAGGTATGGTTTGAAAAAGAGACAATGAATATGTCTCGACGTCAGATCGCCCAAGAATTAGAGTGCAACTTTAATGTATCCGGTGAAACGGTTATACATCCAGACGATCTGAACTGGTACCTAGCACGCGCCATAGCTCCTGAATATCGTACCGGCTTTGATCGGAACTATTGGATTTGGAAAAAGTATGATCCAGAGAAAGCCCACCTTATTGTGGCAGACGTCGCAAGAGGTGACGGCAAAGACAACAGCGCTTTTCATATATTTGACCTAGAGGCAATGGAAGTTGTCGCGGAGTACATCGGGAAACCCAACCCCGACGACTTCGCAGATATTTTGTATAACGTTGCCGGCGAGTATGGGAATCCCATGCTTGTGATAGAAAATAACAATATCGGCTATGCAGTACTTAAAAAGCTTGCCGATAAAGGGTATCCTAACCTATACCATTCTACGAAAGGGGACCACCAATACGTTGATCCTGTAACAGCCCAGTGGCAGTCTAATACTATACTCGGCTTTACCACTTCTTCGAAGACACGACCCCTCATCGTGGCCAAGATGGAAGAGTTTATGAGAAACAAACTAATTAAGATTAACTCGAATCGCCTTTTATCGGAGATGAAGACATTTATTTGGCACAACGGTCGCCCTGAGGCGATGCGCAGCTATAATGATGATTTGGTTATGTCCTTTGCGATCGGATGTTGGGTGAGAGACACAGTGATCATACAAAGTCAGAAAAACATAGAGTATAGTAAAAGCTTTCTATCCTCTATCTCTACCTCGGACACAAAACTGTCTACAACTATTCCTGGGATGGATGGTCACAAAATCACAAAAGACACACTGAAGGGTCAGCACGCAGCTAAGTTTAATGAACAATATCTTGCGCTGATAAAAGGATAATATATGGCAAGCAAAAAAGGAAGTAACCCGAGAAATCCAGATTCTCCATTATTTAAGAGATTAACTAGATTATTCTCGGGGCCCATTGTAAACTATCGTGCCCAGATTGCACGCCAGGAGCGCAGAAATGATTTAGACAAGTACCGTTATAGATTTAAAAGTCTGAGCGGCCAGGAGTTTAAACGCGCCACAGACAATCTTTCTAAAAATTATAATCTTCTTTCGTCCCATGCGATGCGTAATCAGAATCGGGGCGAGAGGTATCAAGACTTTGATCAGATGGAGTATATGCCCGAGATTGCCTCAGCTATGGATATTTATGCTGACGAAATGACAACTTCTAATGAGTTTGATAAGCTTTTAAATGTGGATTGTCGCAACCTAGAGATCAAAACCATTCTAGAGACCCTCTTTTATGATGCCTTGAACATTGAGTTTAATGCTTTCGGCTGGGCGCGCTCCATGTGTAAGTATGGAGATTTCTTTCTTTATCTTGATATTGATGAGACAATGGGGGTTAAGTCGGTTATTGGTCTTCCCAATAGCGAAATTGAACGACTAGAGGGCCAAGACCCCACGAACCCCAATTATGTACAGTTCCAGTGGAACGGCGCAGGGATGACATTCGAAGATTGGCAGGTTGCTCACTTACGTATTCTCGGCAATGACAAATATAGTCCATATGGAACATCGGTACTAGATCCCGCGCGTAGAATCTGGCGCCAGCTTGTACTACTAGAAGATGCCATGATAGCCTATCGAGTGGTCCGCGCCCCGGAGCGACGCGTCTTTAAGATTGATGTGGGTAACATCCCACCACAAGACGTCCCACAATACATGGAAAAGGTGAAGACCGAGATGAAAAGAAACTCTCTAGTTAATGCTCAGACGGGGCGAGTTGACTTACGCTATAATCCTCTATCACTGGAGGAGGACTACTTTATTCCGATGCGCGGCGGCGTGGGCTCTGACATCATTTCCTTGCCGGGTGCGAAATCCCTGGACGATATTGAAGATGTGAAATATCTGCGCGATAAGATGTTTGCTGCACTAAAGGTGCCCCAATCTTATCTGACAAACTTAGATGGAGACAACGAAGACAAGACGACGTTGGCCCAGAAAGACATCAGGTTCGCGCGTACCATTCAGCGCCTGCAGCGCTCGTTGGTATCCGAGCTTGAAAAGATTGCGGTGGTTCATCTCTATACTCTTGGCTTCCGCGGAGAGGACCTAGTAGGATTTGAGCTTGCCCTTAACAACCCCTCTAGATTAGCAGAACTTCAGCAACTTGAATACATGCGCACCAAGTTTGATATTGCGAATGCAGTACCGGAAGGCGTCTTTAGTAAACGCTGGGTGGCGCAGAATATCCTTGGCATGTCGGACGAAGAGTTCCTACGCAATCAGCGTGAATCTTTCTACGACAAGAAATACCAGCAGGCACTGGAGGGAGTCCAGGAGCAAGCAGCTGCAGATGAAATGGGCGGCGGCATGGGCGACATGGGTGATATGGGCGACATGGGTGATATGGGCGGTGAAGAAGGCGCGCCCGGCGAAGAAGGCGGCGAAGAAGGCGGCGAAGAGTCTGCCCTCCTGACGGCTCCCGCTAGACGCGAGGATGACCCCGAACATACGAGCTATTATAAGAAGGGGCGCAAGTATGAGCGGAAGGACGGGCGCCATGACTTGCGTACCGGATCTGCCAAGTTTCGAAGACATGTCCGGGCCACTGTGGCACCAGAACCACAGCGAGGCCGAAGCCGACGATCGGTTGCGGGCCACTCAGTTGGAGCGGTCGGCCTTCCAGATCTTAATGCGCTAGTCAGTCTTAAAGAGAATGATGCATCTATTTATAGTAATGACGAGGCGGTCTTACTCGAAAGCACAGTAAGTATACGTAAACTTATTAGTCAGTTAGAAAGCAAAGAGGCGGAAAAGGATGAAACACAATAAGAAACGCAACACAGCTTTTATTTATGAAACTTTAGTGAAAGAGTTTACTAAAGCCGTTGTAGACAAGAACCCTCGAAGGAAGAAGATTGTTCTTACTATTATTAAAGAACATTTTTCGAAGGGTACTCCTTTGCGCGGAGAATTGGATCTGTATAATACTCTTCTTGACACTAAAAACGTAAAGACTACTTTAGCCGAGAGACTCCTTCGGGAGACCAAATCTGCCCGGGCTATCCTAAATGAAGAAATTATTTTTGGAGCGCAGTCTCAGATTATCGCCGCCATTAATAAAAACCTTGGCCAAGAGACCTGGTCCAATTTTGTATCCAACTTTAAAACACTAGCTTCTATTAATGCGATTTTTAATCCTGCAGCTTCGGTGAAACAAAAGGTATTGTTTGAGCAGGCCATAATTGATCGTATGTCACAAAAGATTGAGTCCGCCTCGGAATCCCTCAAATCAATTGACAACCTTACTTACCACTCCTTCATCAAAAAGTTTAATGAGAAATATACATCACTTCTTCAGGAACAAAAGGATTTTTTGAATAGTTATGTTACATCTTTTGCGGATGATGGCTTTGAGCTGCGGGTTTATCTTAACGAGGAAATCAGCAGGCTGAAAAGCTTAATTAGTAAAACTGTGGATGACAGCGCTGTAGATGCTCTCATCCGCGAAAGATCTCAAGACGTTTTTAAATATCTTGATCATATTCGTCGTCGCGAGTTTGCGGCCTCCGATATTACTAAGATTCTAAAAACACAAGAATTAGTACGGGAACTAGGATTCAATGCTCACGATTAAGATTGGAGGCCCCCAAGCAACTGTCGAGCTTAATGCGCGCAAAGCTCTGGACGGGTCCCTTCTTATCATGGATCATAAAAAAATCGATATTGCGGTCATGCCCGATAAAATGAAGGTTGTTACTTTTCCCAAGACAACGGCAAGCGAGGATGTTTATGATTACCAAAATCGTTTACTCGAACTCCTGGCCGATAAGGGCGTCATCGAGCGATCGAGTATCCAGGGTGGGAATATCTTTCGTTCTCTCGAAGCCGACGTCTTTACCAACGAAGAAGTTAATCCTTTACAGGCCGCTGTTTTTGTTATTGCGGAATTTTTGCAAACAGAAGCACAGTCTGAGGCTGTGGCCGACGAGTACGAAAGAGAACTAGAAGACATGTATACTCACCCGGACGACCGGGATTCTACGGAGTACGGAGAAGTCCCACAATATGCCGAGAAGGGCGCGCTACGACCCGGGTATTATTATTACCCACTCCGCTACCGCTACTAGGATGCAGCTACTCTATTTTATACTTGCCGCTTATGGCATGACATTTATGCTCGTCTACGGTTCGATCTTTAATCACATCCGTCCTCGTTGCGGAACATATTGTGGATTGGGTAAACTATTTCACTGCACTTTATGCATGGGATTTTGGGTTGGAGTGTTTCTTTGGGGCGTAAGTCCATATACGGAACTATTTAATTTTGATTATACGATCGTTAATGCGTTCATTTGCGGCTGTATAAGTGCGGGGACCTCGTACTTTCTCAGCGCAATTGTAGATGATGAAG